TACCTGGATACGAGTGGGACACAACTAAAAACAGAAGAGAACCTAAAAAACATAAAGAAGCAATTTATAAATTAGGTTTAAAGAAAACAGGTACAGGAGAAAAAATAGAAGGAAGATATCCTGCTAATGTTATACACGATGGATCATATTATGAAGAATGGGCAAAGTATTTTTATTGTGCCAAGGCAAGTAAAAAAGAAAAAGGAAATACAGAACACCCTACAGTTAAACCATTAGAGTTAATGAGATATCTTGTTAAGTTAGTTACACCCAAAGATGGAACAGTATTGGATCCATTTGCAGGTACAGGTACTACTGGTGAAGCGGCGTTATTAGAAGGTCGTAAGTATTACTTGATAGAAAGAGAAAAGAATTATTTTAAAGACATAGAGAAGAGATTAAAGAAAGTGAATCCGTTTTTTGTATGACAATTTTATTATCAATGTTATTTGTATTATTAATTTATGCAATACCTTTATGTTTATTATTAATGTGGAACAATGAAAAACCTAGACCTTAAACAATTCGCAGACGAAAATAGATTGCCTATTATGGACTCTATTCAATTTAAAAATTGGACAGATGAAATAGGTAAAGAAAAATTTAGAGAACTATTAGCAGAATATATTGCTGAACATAGACCAGAATTTCCTTTAAATAAAATTTCATATGATGTTATGAAAGATAATATAATAAAATTAAGTAAGTTTGATACTAGCAAACTTTGTACACCTAATGAACAAAGTCATAAAGATATATTTGAAAAGTATGATGACTATAAGTATCCTTATTCAAAATATGGTCTAGGACTAATTGACGCTCCATCAATATATAATAAGTGTAGTAATTATTTTCATCAAGAGTTAAGATTAAATTGTTCAAGTTATAGTTTTAGAGCACCAATTGAAGTTTTTAAAAATGGTAATGCAAAAGATATATGGAAATGTTTAGGTGCATTATGGAGAGGTGTGAATAGTACCAAAGATTTATCACCAAATAGTTATAGAGAAGCAATAAGATTAGGTACATATGTTGCAACACAATTTAAACCAGTTGTTGCAAAAACAATATACGATATGACCAATGCAGAAACAGTATTAGATACGAGTTGTGGTTGGGGAGATAGACTAGCTGGTTTCTTTGCTAGTAAGGCAACACATTATTATGGTTGTGACCCTAATCCAAATACGTATAAGAATTATCAAAAACAAATAGAAGAGTATAGTAAATTCTTTAAAAACAAAACTGTTAAGATATGGAATTGTGGTGCAGAAGATTTACCTTATAACGAACTACCAGATATAGATTGTGCATTTACAAGTCCACCTTATTTTAGTACTGAACAATATAATAAAGGCGGTGAGAAAGAAGAACTACAATCTTGGCATAAGTTTAATGAGTATGAGCAATGGAGAGATAATTTTTATCTTCCAGTTGCAGAAAAGACAATGAGTAAATCAAAATATATGTTTGTTAATATTATGGATCCAAAGATTAAGGGTACTAGATATAGGTCAAGTGATGAACTAGTTGATAGATTTAAAGATAAGTTTTTAGGTCAAATTGGTATGAGGATTATGCAAAGACCACAAGGTACTAAAAAGTTTAAAACAAAAGAAGAGTTGAATGTCTTTATGGCAATGACTTATATTGAGAATATTTGGTGTTTTGGAGAGAAGATAGACTTATTTAAACACGCAAGAGTAGGGACGTTAGAGGCGTTTATATAAATAATAATATGGATTACTTTTATTTATGTTTGGTTATATTCATCATCAATGATGGTTTTGCTATGTCAAGGCATTACTGTTCCTATTTAAGAAATTTACGAAAGAAAATTATAGAGAAACTAACCTATGGTTGGTGGATTTCTATACATAGCGTTATAGATATAGGAAGTATTATTGGTATGATGGTATATTATAAACACCCACAGCACTTTTGGGTTGTTATTTCCATACCGATAGTTATTATACTATGGTATATACCTTTAGGATGGAAAAAGTATCGTGAGAATAACGATTTATAGAAGACCAGATGATTACATTAGTCATAACTTTCTACCAAAGGAACTTGACTCGGTGAAGGAATTATGTTATATTAATAATATAAAATTTTATGTATTAAATTATTCAGAAGAGGAATATAAAGAGTATGAAAGACTTTCTAAAAGAGATTATTAAAGAAACAGGAAATGAATTTGCTAGTTTAGCAAGTGAAGGTATCACAGCAGGTGATGTAACTTCATTTATAGATACAGGTTCTTATTCTTTTAATGCTCTTCTTTCAGGTTCAATTTACGGTGGGTTACCAGGCAACCGTATTACAGCAATTGCAGGTGAGGCAGCAACTGGTAAAACATTTTTCGCATTAGGTATTCTCAAACGATTTTTAGATAAAGACAAAGACGCAGGCGTTGTTCTGTTTGAATCAGAAAATGCAGTATCAAAAGATATGATAGAGTCAAGAGGTGTTGATAGTAAAAGAGTTGTAGTAGTACCAGTATCAACAGTACAAGAATTTAGAGCGCAGGCAATTAAAATAGTAGACAAATATTTAGAACAAGAAGAAAAAGATAGACAACCTTTAATGTTTGTGTTAGATAGTTTAGGAATGCTATCTACTACAAAAGAAATGACAGACACAGCAGAAGGTAAAGAAACAAGAGATATGACAAGGTCACAAATTGTCAAATCTACATTTAGAGTTTTAACACTTAAACTAGGACAAGCAAATGTTCCTTTGTTAATGACCAATCACACGTATGATGTTATTGGTTCAATGTTCCCACAAAAAGAAATGGGTGGCGGTTCAGGATTGAAATACGCTGCTTCAACAATCATCTATCTTGGTAAACGAAAAGAGAAATTGGGTACCGAGGTTATTGGAAATATTATTCATTGTAAAATATATAAATCAAGAATTACTAAAGAAAATGCTAAAGTGGATGTTAAGTTAACTTATAAACACGGTTTGGATAAGCATTATGGACTATTAGAACTAGGAGAAGAGGCAGGTATCTTTAAGAAAGTATCAACAAGATATGAAATGCCAGATGGTTCTAAAGTATTTGGTAAACAAGTTAATGATAATCCAGATAAGTATTTTACAAAGGAAGTATTAGATAAGATAGATGAACACGCAAGACACAAATTTACCTACGGATCAGAAGAGTAAACCTTACGTATTTGTACAAAGAGATAAAGATGATTTCTCTTGTATCAAAATAACAGAAGGTAAATATAAAGATATAATCTTCCATTACGGCAAGGTTGGGTTTGGAAAAGATGAGAATCCAGATGGAACTTTGCCTATGAAGTTTGATTATACAGTAATAAAAAATCCCAATGATATGGATACACTTGACAATAAAGAATTTATAGATTATATTGGTGACTTATTGATAGAATTATTAGATGAGAAAATAAAAAGTGGAAAATAAAAATTTTATTAATGTTTATGATGGTGCATTAGAACCAAATCAATGTCAACATTTGATTGATAAGTTTGAAGATTCAAAACATCAATGGACTAAAACAGAATTAAAAGGTCATAGGTCTTTTACAGAAATTAATATAAATTTACATTCAGATTGGCAAGAATATGTGGACATAATATACAAAGTATTAAGACCATATGTTGATAAGTATTGTGAAGATAATAATATAGATATGACGCACCAATGGCCGAATAAATTTGGATTTGAACAAATCCGTTTTAAGAAATATGAAGTTAATAATCAAGATGAATTTAAAGAACACGTTGATGTTATGGACTATGCAAGTGCAAAAAGATTTCTTGTATTCTTTTTATATTTAAAAAAAAATAAGGGAGGTCAAACCTCTTTTCCTGAATATGATTTGAAAGTTGAACCAAAGCCAGGTAGATTATTAATGTTTCCACCTTTGTGGACTCATAAACATATAGGACATAAACCAATAGAAGAACCAAAATATATAATAGGAAGTTATTTGCATTACGTATGAGCGAAAGATTAGAAACAACTATATTAAATAACCTCTTCTTTCAAGAAGAGTATGCTAGAAAAGTATTGCCTTTTTTAAAAGAAGATTATTTTCCATTAAGAACTGATAAGATTTTATTTACAGAAATATATAAGTTTGTTGAGAAGTATAATAATCTTCCAACAAAAGAAGCAATCTTAATTGAATTAGGACAAAGAAAAGATGTTAATGAAGATGAACATAATACATTAAAAGATAATATTAATTCTATAACTAAATTAGATTCCGATCCACAATGGTTGTTAGATACTACAGAAAAGTTTTGTAAAGATAGAGCAGTACATAATGCTGTACTAGATGGTATTAGAATATTAGATAAGAAAGATAGCAAGAGAACGCCAGAAGCGATACCAGGCATACTAGCAGACGCATTAGCAGTATCATTTGACCAACATATTGGTCACGATTATATAGATGACGCTGATAGAAGATTTAAATGGTATCATACTAAAGAAACAAAATATCAATTTGATTTAGATTATATGAATAGAGCAACCAAGGGTGGTGTTCCAAGTAAGACTTTGAATATTGCATTGGCAGGTACAGGTGTAGGTAAGTCTTTGTTTATGTGTCATTGTGCAAGTGCTTATTTGGCACAAGGTTTAAATGTATTGTATATCACTTTAGAAATGGCAGAAGAAAGAATTGCTGAAAGAATTGACGCAAACTTATTAGATGTAACTATGGACGATTTACATACAATGCCAAAAGAATTATATGATAATAAGATAGATAAGATAAGAAAGAAGACTGGTGGTAAATTAATTATTAAAGAATATCCAACTGCCGCTGCTCATAGTGGACACTTTAGAGCATTGTTTAATGAACTTGCATTAAAGAAAAGTTTTAAAGCAGATGTAGTGTTCATAGATTATTTAAATATATGTGCGTCAAGTAGATTTAAAGGTGGCAACATAGGTTCTTATTTCTATATCAAAGCAATTGCAGAAGAATTAAGAGGACTTGCAGTAGAATTTAATGTACCTTTGTTTTCTGCTACACAAACAACAAGAACTGGATTTATGAGTACAGACATAGGACTAGAAGATACGGCAGAAAGTTTTGGATTGCCAGCAACAGCAGACTTTATGTTTGCAATAATATCCAATGATGATTTAGAAGCATTAGGTCAGTTAAAGATTAAACAATTGAAGAATAGATATAATGACCCAGGAATTAATAGGTCATTTATTATAGGGGTTGATAGACCTAAAATGAGATTGTATGATGTAGGTCAAACAGCACAAAACATAGTTGACTCTAATCAAAAGGAAACAAAAGAAGAGAAAACTGCTTACGATAAGTTTTCAGATTTTAAAGTATGATGAGAAAGAAAACTATTTTTACAGTAGATATATATGAGAAATATAATTTTCTAAATGATACAGAAATAGATAAATTAATTAATAGCATTAATAAAGAAGATTTAGGGCAGTATGATTACTTTAAAGGTAATGCTAAAACAACATATGTTAATATGGGAGGCAATGCTTATATTTTAGACTATCATAAAGATATAGAAGATAAAATTATGAACGAAGTTTATACACCCAATCAAAGAATGCAAGACTCTTGGTGCAATATACAAGGTGAAGATAGTACACTAAACTATCATAGTCATCCTAATTCAATTTGCTCTGGTGTTATATTTTTAAAAGTAGATGAAAATAGTAGCAAGTTAGTTTTTCAAAACCCTTTTTCTTTTACAAAAGAAACTTATCAAATAACACCTACAAAAGGAATGATGGCAATGTGGCCGAGTTTTTTAATGCACGGTTCAGGAGATAGTATTAATAAAAGTAAAGAAAGGATTGTATTAAGTTTTAATACGTATTGGAAATAATGGGAGTTAAAGTTGG